CAGCTTCTGTATTAGTTGACTCAGCTATTCGTTTTGCTTCTCTCTGTAAACCCTCTAAAGATTGTCGACCTTCTATAATTGATTTATCTAAAGAGGTACGAAGATTCGTAGTAGGGTCGACTGTTAGTCCAGTACCTGTTAATTTATCCAGCTCTATAAATACATCTTTTGTAGTTTGTGCAAATGCTTTGGCTGAAGCCCCTGTAGTAATATATCCTTGAGAGATTTGTAATAGCTGGTCTCTTACTTCCTCTGGTACATTTTTCAAGTCTAAATCTTTTGCTAAATTTGCAAATGTTGTATCATATCGACCAAGAATTCTTAAAGTTTGTTCAAAGCCTGCTGCAGCCTTTGCAAACTTATCACTATCTTTGTCTAATGCATTTAATTCTCTAAATTGAGTGGCTAAGTCGGCGCTAGCAAAAGCATTTCCTGATTGAATAACTCTTTCTTTTAAGTTAAGCAGCCCTTTAGCTGCATCTAATTGCGTGAATCTTTCTAATTCTTCATTTAAAGTTTTACTTCTTTCTGAAAACGCATCTAAAGCTTCTTCAGATTTTTTAACCTCTTCAGGCACAGGATTTAAATAGTCGTAAAAAGATTTAATAGCTTGTCCAGCAAGAAGCAAAAGACTAATCCAACCCGCTATAGAAAATGCAGCACTTAAAGCACCTGCAATTTTAGAAGAAGCCTTGGCAGTAAATTTTTGCAGGCTAGCTAGACCTGCTTTAGTTTTAATAATGTATCCTTTTACATGAAGGTTAAGTTTTGTATACATAGAAGCGTGTTGCTTCTCAAACTTAGTTATAACTGCCACCCTTTCTACATAGGATTTTCTTAAATCAGCTATTTGTTGAGCATTTGCACCCTTTAGTTTGCCTGATATAACTACAGTATGTTTTTTAATCTGAGCTTCTGCATTCTTTAAAATTTTGTCAGCATTTGCTTGAGCAGTTTTAGAGGTTGCTCCTCCAGTTAAAAAGTCTGCACCGCTTTTACCAGTAGCTCCAAATTTTTTAGTATCAATTCCTATATCTTTAAATACTTGCTTACTTGCTTTTTGATTATTTTTTAGTACTGTATCTTGATCCGCCCCTAAATTTTTAATGGTTCCTCTAATTTTATCATAAGATTTGTCCAAGTCTGCAAGTTTAGCTTTTTGAATATCAAAGCTTTCAGCCGCAGCATCCCCCCAATCTTTAAAGCTAGGTAAAATACTTTTAATTATAGGAAGGGCAAAAAGAGTCAAAGCTCCACTAAGAGCCAGAGTATTTTTAGATAAGAAATCAAAAATTGGAGTTAAACTTCCTGCAACTCCAATTTTTATGCTATTAATTAAATTATCAAAACTAACTAAAAACCTGTTTAAAGAGGAGGCAGTAGGATTCATTATTTTTTCAATAGCCCCAAACTTTTTCTCTGCCTGAGTTAAAACATCATTAGCTACTGCTTGGGTTCTTTCTAGTTGTGTAAGCTCTTTTACCGGCTTATTTAAAGCTCTGGCATATTCTTCTGTTGCATCGGCAAGTCTAAGTGTAATACCTAATTCGTCTAAAAGTTCTGGTTCTGCTTTTGTAACACCTCGTACTAAACGATTAAAAGAATCTGTTAAATCTCTGCCTAAAGCAAATGAAGCATTTTTTGCTGCGTTACCTAAAGCATCCAATTGGCTAGGATTCAGTCCTGCGGCAGTACCAATAGCTGCTGCTCGTGCCGCTTCTGCATAACTTATTTGACCATCTGTAGCTTCCTTAATACTATTTGTAATAGTTTTATAAGCAACTCCAGTAACAGCTCCTAAAGCCTCTTGACCTGCTATCAAATTTCTAACTTCACTAGCATTTCTCAGAAATTGAAAAGCCGCACTAACAGCAAAAACTTGAGCGGCAAGAGTAGCATATGCAGGAACAAGCCCTCCAGATATGCCTTGAGCCATTTTAGAAAAGTTTTTAGTGCCATTTGCAGAAGCTTGAGCAGCTCCTTTTAGATTTCTATCAGCAGTACGAGCGGACTTGCCCGTCTTTTCTAAAGCAATTCCAAGCTTTTCTGCATTTACGGCTACACGTTTTGTAGTGCCTTTATCATCTACAACTACGTCAATAAATACTTTATTTTTTGCCATTAGCCCCGCACATTATGGGTGTAGGTTTTTCCACCTCCTGCAGATTTAGATTTTCTTTCGTCTGCTTTACGCTTTCTTTCTGCTTCTTCGTATCTATACTGTATTAAAATTCTTTCATACATTTTTGTAAAAAAGAAAATAATTTTAGGGTGTTCTAATTCAAATGTTGATATAATATTTGGAAACTCATCCCAATTTTTTCCTAGATAAGTTCCCGACATTCCTTCCCAATTATCAGACATAAAGCTGAATACAAAAAATGCCACTTGGACCTCGGCAGGAAAATCCTCGAGATCGAGCGGCATTTTTGATGGATCAGGCTCTTGTCCAAGCTGCTCACACATATGTAGATATTTTTCTACGTCTATCTGTGAGCTTTCTCTTACGTATCGTTCAAGTAGCTTTTTTATTTCGGCTACTTGTTGCTCGTAAAATTTTCCAGATCACCTACTGTTTCGGTTACCCAAGAATCAAATTCAGTGCCATTTTTCATAAGAAGCTCTGCATTCTCTTGTGTAAACGGCAGTTCATTATTAGGATCAAGTTCAGAAATATCCACCAAAAGAAACTCTTCTAGGTATCGAAATTTAAAACCTTTCCATCCTTTAATTACTGCTTTACAATACTCTATTAAAAACTTTTCTTCATCTAACTCTTCTTGAGGTTGTCTGGTTTTTTTATCAAACTTTGTAGTAATACATTTTTTACGAAGTTTTAACAACTCCTCACGCGCTAAATAGCAAAGATCTACTTGCATTCCCTGTTTTCCGGGAAAATCAATTGTTACTGTTTTACTTGGAGTCATGAGACTCGCGAGAGAGATAGGCTTTTTGTTGTCTGTCATAGTTAGTCCTTAAAGGTTTTTATTGATTTATACCACATATTATATCGAAGGGCAGGAAAAATGTCAAGAATTATTTTTAACACCTGGAAAGAAAAAACCCGCCGAAGCGGGTTTAGTAAGTAGTATTATTTTTATATTAAGGATAGCTCTCTTGATTTGCAGTAGCTGTATCACCATAGTAGGTAAGTACAAGCTCGTCGGCTTTATCAAAGTCGTTTGTATAAGCTCCGAATCCAGTTTCAACAGAGATAACATCTTCAACTGAGTGAACTGGTACATCAATATGTACTCTCGGCATATTAATATACAAGCGAGGAACATTTACAGTAGCTCCTCCAATCTGGAAAGTAACTTGGAAATCGTTTACAACTTTATCTAAGCCTGCTCCGGATTCTGTCATGTCATTAAATAAATCTACTGAAGAGCCTTTATCTACACCAGCAGTATCAAGAGTTAAGTAGCAAGTAAAGTTGCCTGTTACTGTTCGACCACCGGTTACACCTTCAATTGGAATGTTAACATTGCCAAGCTCCTCTGGAACAAGATAAGTAATGTTATTTGAAACTGTAACATTACCTCCGGTAAGAGTCAGATAATAATCTCCAGAACCAAAGGCAGCAGTGTCAGTAGTACTTACAATACACTGAGTGAGTCGATTTCGAATAAAGTTAGACGTTGAGTCTACTCCAGAGTCAATTGCAGTTACGCCAGTACCAGTACCTGTTGAAGTAAACAGAGAAAACTGCATGTCACTATCTGTTTTTAAGTGAATTTGTCCTGCTGTTCCTGCTTGCGAAGCAAAAGCTGTAGTGTTTGAAATTACATCACCAGCAGACTGTCTATCTACAATATTTTTTGCAAAACCAGACCAATTAATTGTTGCGATGCCGTCTACATCAAAATCAATAGAAGCTTCGTTAACTGCAGCATTTTCAAGCTTATATACCATTGGGTTGGAAGTGCTTGTTTCCATTACAAAGTACAAGTTAAAATTCGCAAGTACTGAGCGATTCGACTGTCCAAAGTTAATACTATTATTTGTATCAGTAGGCATTGAAACAAATTCGCCGAAATCTGAGTTTGCGTCTACATTTGAATTTCTATAAAAAGCATAGCTACTTCCTGCGTCAACTGTAGAAATTGTTATGGTAAGAGTACCCGTGCCTCCACCTACAAGAGAAGCTGGAACTGTAAAAGTTTCTGAAGCAGTATAATCAGTACCCCCACTAACTACTTGTATAGCATCCGCGGTGCCACTAGAATTTACAGAAATTTGAAAAGTTGCGCCTGTGCCTGCTGAACCACTATAAGTAGTATCGTCAGCATCTACAACGTAGGTTCCTTGCTCACGGTCTGTTGCAGTATCTGTAGTTAAAGCAACAGTATCAATAGACCCTGCAGAAGATACAGTTCCAAACTTATCAGCACCCGCCATAGCAGCCCACAAGACCTCTTCTACTGCATGGTGTTCCGAACCTGAGTAAAAAGGACGTACATAAGTACTAAAAGACCACTCTGCCGGAGCAAGAGAGTCAGTAAAAAGTCGTCGACCTCGACGGCTAATTCCATCTGATCCTTGCATTTCTGCAAGAGTAATGTCAGAGGTGTTAGTAGACTGCGAAAAACTGAATCCATCCAGTACAGGAACTTCCCACACTTGACTATCGAATTCTACATAGAGTTTCGAGTCTCTACTAAAATATAATTGTTGAGCCATAGTTTATCTCCTATGAACTTTGAAAAGGCTTGGACGTGAACGTTTGTTCGTGCCAGCCGTCTCTAGTATCGAACCTCAATAAGAATTTCTCCAACCCCTAAAGGCTCTAACACACCCTCATCAGTATCAATACTAATGACTGTGATTTGTTGAGTGTACTGCTCCAGACCCATTCTGTCGTAGTACACAAATCTACTGTTTTCTTCTAAAACTGTTTCTACATCTTCGAGTAGCTCGTCCAAAGCGTCTACTGCATCCTCCTGATTTACATAGCATCGAATTGTAATATTTAAAAACCGATCTTTGTATCCTCCGCCTTGATATTGCCTGCTTTCGGATCCTGCATTTAAGTGCACTGCAGGAAACTCTTCTACCTCGTCCCAGAATTTAAGTCTAGGACTTACTTCTGCAACTGCAGTATGATAGATACCGCGACCATCAATACCTTCAATTTTCTCTGCCAAGGCTTTAGTGATAGCAGCGCGGCGGCTTGTATACTGTCTATGTACTGCTTTTTCCGCCACTATACTCTCCTAGTATAAAATCTTCCTAAAGCCATTTCTGCTGCAACTTCTCGAATAGATGCGTCAATAAGTTTTCGAGGATCTCTATCATTTGTCGCCCAGGGCGCTTTTCCTCTTCCTACTTCAAATACTTCATAGGGGTCTGTTTGATAGGTGTAGCCAAAACTAACAAAACCTTGTCGAGTTTGTGCAACATCTGTAAGCCTTACGCTTCTTAAAAATCTTCCTGTTCTATTCTCAAGTCTTGGATAGTTCATATTCTTTTCCAAAACTCGTGGTAACTTTTGATTTATCATTGCCATAATAGAAAACATACTTTGTCTATTATTTTTTTGAAATTTTGGAGTACTTACAGGCGTAGTATCTTTAAATACTGCTCCTGCTAATACTTTATTTGTTTTCTTCTTGCCTTTTCCTGAGCTTTTTGAGTCTTTAATTTTTTGATCTTTAATACTTGATCGTATATTTTTATCTTTTTTGGCAGATTTTGCTAAAGGGCTTAAGACTTTTTTTCGTGCCTTTGATATTTTAGAATCTGATCCTTCTTGTCCTGCCCAAAAATCTGCCCCAAAAGAGTTCACTATAACTTGTAAATCTTTATTTATATCTTGTAGTATCTTCTTTTCTTCTTTTCCACCCTTTCTTCTATTGAGAAACTTACTTTCAAGAGCGACTGATATAGTATCAATAGAGTCTCCTGGATTTTTAGTTATTACAAAATTTGTCTGTTCTGATACGTTTCGAATAAACTTTCGTACTTGAGGGTCTTTTTGAGCAGAAGACCACTCAAATAGTGCTCTGTTTACCTCTCTAGCTCTTTGCTCTGAAATACTGTGTCCCTCTTCATGTCCAATATCAAGAAAGCTGGAGTTTATTTGTTCAATTTCTTTGACCCTTTTCCCGCCCTTATTAAGTTTTGTAATTTGAGCTCTTAACTTTCTTAAAAGAGTTCTTTGATGCACTTGTTTTACTTTTCGAAATTGATTAAATACATTTACTTCATAACTTGGTTTTGCAGCTATTGTAAAAGTGAATCTTTTTGCATTTCCTGTTAATTCAGATACCTCTGTTCTTTTTGCCTCTGTATTAAAGTTTTTGAAATCTTGATACATTCCAGAGCACATCTTTGGAACTTCAGTTTCAATAATATCAACAATACTTTGAGGAAGCTTTCCTTTTTTATAGCCCCCTCTTTTTTCCATCTCTGTCTTTACTTGAGTCATGATTCTTTGCTGACTCACTAAAATATTATGTACTTTCTTGTCCGAGACTAATTTTCTATAAGAATTTGAAGTTTGCTCCATTAATTCTTGAATTCTTTTAACTGTGGCTTGTAAATCTTTTTTTGCCATTAAAAGTTTTTATAAAGATCAAGAACGCGTTTAATATGGTCAGGAAATGCCACATTATTACGCTGACTTGAACTTGCTTGATTCTGAATACTAGCGCCAGCAATAGACCGTCGCTCTTTATGTTCATCTTTCAAGTAGTAAGTAATCAAATCCATAACAGCAAGGCGTAAATCAGTAGGAATACTAGCGTAGCCTGCTGTATAAGTTACTCGTACTGCCCCTGGGCCACGTCTCCAATTTTTATAACTACTTCCACCCGTTGTGCGAATAACACTATCTGTAACAGCATCAAAATAATATTCATGCGCAGCAGTAGTTAAAGTATTATAAGAGTCTTCGTAAGTATCTCTTTCTTCCACAGATACAATAGTATTTACGGGACTCTCTGTTAGTTGTACAATGTGGGTATCCCAATCGACATTAATTGTATCTACTTTATTTGTTGAATAATAATCTACAAAAGTATTACCACAATAAGTCTTTACTAATTGGCTCACTGACGGAATGATAAAATTAAGCTGCTCGTCGTTCTTAGGAGTATTAATCCCTTCGGCGGCTTTATATTCTACAAGAGTAACTAAATCTGTCATAAGCTAATTAGTAAAAACTTGGGGAGGCGAACCTCCCCAGTTTGCAAGAGCTATTAAGCTACTGCGTTGAGTCGAACTACGGAAACGTCCGTTGAAGTATCAGCTACGAGCTGGTTAAAGCCCAGAGACTGAGTAGCAACGATAACGTTACGCTGGTTCATTACTTCGTAATCTTGCTCAACATTTACACCACGCAGACGTGGGATAGCAAAGTTACGAACGTTGACTGCCAGGCCAACACAAGCATTGTCAGCTTCCGCGGGGAAGTTGTCAGATACGATTACGGGCGTACCGAAAATCGCACCTACCTGACCGGTCAGCTTGGTAGCAACGTCAGAACCTACATCAGTGATATCGGCGAAGCCGGCATCAGCGATCAGGTCATAGTAACGCTTCTGAGATACAACGTATACCAGCTCATCAGGCATCATGCCATACTTACCCATCAGCTTACGAGCAGACAGGAAGTCAGCAGCGTCTACTGAAGTAGTAGCCAGAGCAGCGGCAGATACAGAAGTATCAAAGATATTAGTACCTGCAAGCTTAATCAGACCGTCAAAGTCGTCAGAGCCAGCAGTGTCGTGGTTCAGCAAAGCATCGTCTACAGCGCGAGCGTGTGAACGTGCAACTGATTCTACGAGCATAGGCATCAGATTGATCAGGATTTCCTCGTCAACGTGGTTATCCATCAACGTGGTTGAAATCAATCGGTAAGCCTTCAGGACTACCTGAGCAGGCTGAGGAGCAGCGCCGCCTCGAGTCTGCAAGTTACCTGAAGTAGCTGCACCAGTCTGGAATGTAGCCAGACCTGTATCCTGTTGGATAGGCAGTACTTGAGCCTGTGAGTTGATCTGGATCTCACGGAACGCACGAGCCAGTCGCAGTTCACGCATGATTTCCTTCTCAATTTGGCTAGATACTTCAGTGGCGATGTTGGGAGCAGAAGATGAATAAGTTACACCAGCTTTCTCAAGGATACCGCGACCGTATGAAGTGTCTTCCATGCCTTTACCAGTCATTACACCCAGCAGGTGAGCGTGCATGAACTCTTTGCCCCACTTAGAGATTGAATCGCCTTCTGAACGATCAGAGAATACACGCTTAGACTCACGCATTTTGGTGATTTCTTCGCTCTTCTCTTCCAGTTGCTTCTGATACGACAGAATTACTTCGTCGATCTTAGCATCTTTCTCAGACAGCTTAGCTTCGATGTCAGCCATCAGGCGCTCAGCACCTGACTCAACACCAACGCTTACAGCGGCCTTAACTTCTTCTTCTTGAGCAGCTTTTTCAGCAGCTTCTTGAACTGCCTTCTCTTCTGCTTCTTGAACTGCCTTTTCTTCGGCAGCCTTTGACTCAGCTTGCTTCATAGCGATCTTAGCAGCAGTCTCCTCTGCTACTTTCTTCGCAAAAGCTTCCAAGTCGATTTCGGGAGTTTTTACTTCTTCCGACATTTTGATCTCCTCTTTCGCGGAAATTTCCGCTTCGTCCGGTGTTTCACTAGCTACCGATGAATTTTCATCCTTAGCCAGAGACTGACCGGCTAGATCTACACGATTGGTGAAAGTTTTCTTGAATTCATTGTACTCTTCAATAGAGTCAAATGACTTCGCCAGAGAAAAAGTTGCTGCTTGATTACAGGGTACGGAAACAACCGACACCTCAAACAACTCAGCATCCTTAATCTTTAATCCGTCAGTTTCCGTTAGATAATCAGCATCCTTGACTCGGAAACCAACAGAAAAAGCTCCAAGAATGCCTTCTTTTACAAGTTGCGCCACATGATCCGGCGCGGATTTAGAAATTTTAGCCTTCAACTCAAGACCGTTTTCAGTGACTTTAAGTCCTGTTGCGCGTCCGATCGGCTTGTTATAGTCATGATTGAAAAGAATAATAGGATTCTTCTCAAAGTTGTTCAGACCACCCTTAGTCCAAGCTTCTGCGTCGATTGTATCACCAGCACGATCAAAATCGCTCGTACTCGCCATACCACAGATGTGAACTCCTCCATCATCCTCATCGAGAGCTTTGAAAGTGGAGGTAAGATTAAAAATCTTTTCCATTAGTCTTCACTCTTTTCTTCTGCCGGAGCAGCCTTGCTCAGAGCTTCTAGTGGATCTTTTTTCGGCTCTGGTGCAGGTTTCGGAGCAGGTGCTGGCTCCGGTTTCTTACCCAATTCGGGGTGCTTCAATTTAAGAGCATGAGTAAGATATTTCCATGCCTTAAAACTTCTTTTTACCGAAATAGCGTGAATAGCTTCTTTCGGTCCTACAATATTCACATATGATTTGTAGTCAATATCAAGAGGTAGCTCAAACTCTTTAAAGTGCTTATATGCTGTATCTAGCACAAGTTGCTTTTGTCGAACTGCCATTAATCTTCTCCTTCTTCAATAGGGCGACCGCCCTCGTCTGGATTTGTTGCACTTCCTGCAATATTTGCAGGTACTCTTAAGTCATCAAATCCTTCAATCAGCTCGAAGTTAAGTGCTTCACGAGCTTCGTTTGGACTAATAATGCCAGTATTAACAAGAGCTGAGTAATACTGTGCTTGATCTCGAAGTTCCGGCTGCAGTGCTGGAATTTCAGTTACATCTTCAGTTAATTCAAAACCAAAATATCTTTCAAGAGCAAGGTTAATTTTTTGTACAATGGGAAGAATTGTCTCAAGGTAGTACATTCGCATATTTGGGCGAAGATTTGCATTATTACCTGAGTCAAGCATGATCGGGGGTATACCCAGAGCTTTTAGAATAATTTTCTCATTTTCAGAAATTGCCGCTTGAAAATCTAATTCTCTGAAGTTTACATTTGAAATGGAATCTACTTCAATTCCGCCATCAAGTATGAGAGGTCTGCGACCCCCTGCATCAGGACGGTATCGAGCTGTCCAAGATTGAATCATGCGCTCTTTAATTTTTTCAGACAAGGTGTTAGGAGACTTAAGTACAAGACCCGGAACAGCTCCATTCTTAAAGAAGTTGTCCTGGAAGTCCCGCATATTCTTCATAAGAACCATTGTCCGGAGCGCAGGCTTCAATCGAGAAACTCCTCTATAAATTGAGTAGAAAGAGTTTTCCTTAATATGAATAATCTCACTCGGAGAATAATTCACGCTTTCATTATAAGTAAACCTATCAATATAAGTTGTTTCACTTGCATGAATAGTCATTTTACTTGCAGGCAAGTGATAAAGATGTACTCCATCGAAGTAAATAAAGACGTTTCCATCTATAATATAATCTGTAATTAGATTCCGACGAAATGTGCTAATATCCTGAAAAAGGTTTGGTTCTTTGTTCAAAAGAAGATTTACTCTTGAACGTTTAATGCCTTTTGCTACACTGTTTCCAGGAGATTGTAGTCCAACTTTTACATCAATCTCTGCACAATCATCTACAATCATATTTACGCCACGATTAACGATTTCTAAATCTTCATACGCTCGCTCATAGCTAAACGTAGGCTCTCGTGACGAGATAGTTTTCTCGGTAAAGTATGGCTGTGCAGGATTTAACTTTTCCTCCACATCTTTATTCTGCCAAAAGTTATACCAAGCCATGCTTTCCTCTTTGAATCTCTACCCAACGTTTTTGTTTAGGCGCTGAATGTAGTGTTGGGTTACGCCCATAAATTGAATGCAATTTTAAGTGGTGCGCATGACATATTGTGACAGTTTCATCGTATAACTCTTCAATATGTTCATTAATAAACTCATCTCGAAAGTCCCTTATATCCTCCATGTGGTAGCCTTTTTCTTTAACCCACTTTTGAAGGAGAGGACTTAAGCTGTAATAGTGATGAAAGTCAAGTTGAGCGTCAGTGCCACAGATGTAGCATTCGCTTCCTTTCTCGTACCTTGCTTTTGCTTTGTCCCTTATATACTTTACGGGATCTCGTTTTAGCTCTGTCATCTTTGAATCTACTACTTTTTATTAACGAAATTATATCGTGGGGGAACTAAATTGTCAACTACTATTTTTCTCTGGTCCTATTAAAATCCAGTAGCTGAAGTTTCAAATGAGTATAGTGCATATCGAAGTGCATCTGCCATGTGCGATGCCATATTGTGCTTGGGCTTTTCTCGAGCCAGATTTGGATTTGGGTCCCACTGATATTGATCGAGTGCTGACATACTTTCTTTACAGCGCTGGTCTACGATAAGATTATCATTGTCAACAATGCCAGCCACATGAGCAATGCCGTCAAGAACAGACTTTTTGGCATTGGTGGTAGTAATATCATAATTCTGAGCAAAGTCAAATCGAGTTTGCTGAGCCGCTGAATCAATGAAGATATAATCGATGTCCCACTTTTCCATAAGTCTTCGAATCTCAACTGCGTGTTGTTCAGTAGTTTTTTCAGCATCTAAATATTCATCCAGTAGATAGTATTTATCACTATCCCAGTCATACCCTAAGACACAAAACGCCGTGGGATCGCGATACCCCACGTCAAGCCCTGCAAATATATCCATCTTCGAGGTATCGAGTTCTTCCAAGTTTTCGATGCACTCTTCATGATTGAAGTTCCAAATTTGTCCTTCGTAGGTATTGAAATCGGCTTCATATTCTTGTTTAAATTCTGCTTCGGACATACTCTTTCGAGCCTCCGTAATATCGCTTTCAGACATTCGAGGATTATCTTTATAAGTTGCTCGTATCGAAGCCCATTCTGCAAATTCATCTGTAAACCCCCTATTAAAAAATTCTGCAAACCAGTTGTTCTTTCCTCGCGGTGTAGAAATAAACAACGCTTTTGAATTATCTTTATCCAGGGTAGGACGAAGTGCAACATTGAAAGCTTCTTTGCCATCTGCCAATGCTGCTTCGTCAAAAATAATAAGGTCGTAACTTCTGCCTACACAGGAATCGACCTGATTGATAGATCCCATTCGTATAGTTGATCCATTCGTCAACTCAATTACTTTATCTTTTGCATTATCCTTTGCGACTTCTAGATCAAAGTGTTTGATAAGTTGTCGTTGTAAGTCGAAAGAAATCTGAGACAAGGCGTAGTTCGGAGACATAATTAATATGTGTGAACCAGGAACTAGTGATACTAGTTGCCCAATTATATTTGCGATATACGTTTTGCCTTGCCTTCGAGAAATAGCTGCCGTGACAAAACGGTACTTATTGTTATTGATCGCATTTATGATCGCCATTTGAGACGGAAGAGGTGTTACGCCGAGTAGCTCCAAGTATGGGTCTACTGGAAGTTTGAGAAACCTCGTCTCAGATTGAAAATCAACAATTTGCTCGGAGACTAAGTCTCTTCTACTAATTTCTACCGCCATATTACCTTCTTATTTTTCTTTTGCTTTTCCAATATTTAATGCTAGTACGTCAATAATTTTATAAAACTTTGCCCATAGTTTATCGTCTACAGGCGTAGGGGTAGTTGCTGCAACTGCTGAACATACGCAACAAATTACAGGAAGTGCATATAGCACGTTAAAAACAGTTAAAATAAAATCAATCATTTACCTTTACTCCAAGCTTGCGCTCCGAAGAAGGCTGCTACAATACCTGCTACAGATACAAAG